GTTCGGCCTACGCGCGTGACGCGACTGGCTTTCGCGGTCTGGAACGCCCGGTTCCCACCGAAGCAGCAAGCCGTGCATCTGGCAGCGCACGAGAAGCTGTTGAGCGGCGTCGACCCACTACAGCTGCGGCAGTGGTGTCGTGAAAAGGCATTCATCAAGCTGGAAAAGGCAGGGCTGCGCGATTGCAATGGCGACAAAGAGGGCGACCCGCGCCTCATCATGGGCAAGCACCCAGAGTATAACTGCATCGTTGCACCTTACTTGGCCGCTTTCGCAGTCAAGATGAAAACATGGTTCCCCAAAGATCATTCCATCTGCTGGCCACAGACCGCCGAGGACATTAACTTCGTCGTCAATCGCGCGTTGGCCGCCGGACACACTCGCTGCTACACCAACGACTTTTCCCGGTTTGACGCCAGTGTGCACAGTGATGCGCTGGCCATGAGACACCGAATGTACGCCAAGTATGGTAGCTGCGCACCAACAGAGTATGGCGTTAGCGCTGACGTCTACATCCGCGCAGGCGCCATACACCGCGGCCGCACGCCCCACGGCGTGTCCTTCAAAATCGTTGGTGGCGTCGGTAGCGGCAATGCGGACACGTCTTCAGCGAACACACTATATAACATTCAATTGAATCTCTTCGCACTACGTGACGTCCCACGTGACAAGTTCACCATGCTCGCTGGCGGCGACGATTTGCTCATACTGTACGACCCAACGGCCAACATCGATTGGAAACACCACCGCCGCACCTTGGAAAACCTGGGGACACAACCCAAGCCGCAAGACAACAGCGACATTCTATCAGCCAAATTCTTCTCAAAAGAATTCGTTCCCTGCATGCGACGTGGCGTGCAGCAGTACGTTTGCACGCCGCTAATGGGTCGCACGCTCGCGAAAGTCGGCTGGACCATCACCAGCGCCGACACCTTATCGGACGTGCGTGGCATCATCACCGGCACACGCGCGGATTGGTCGCCTAACCCTATGCTCCGCGCCTACGGGGACGAGATGCTGTATAGGACGCACGGATTGACAGCCAAGCCCGTCAACGACCTACAGTTGCGCGCCGGCGAGTGCAGCGAACCGAACGAAGCCACTTACGGGTGGCTCGTGTTCAAGTACGGCCTATTCCCATCCGACGTTGACGAATACCGGCAAATACTCAAGCGCACGGGCCAGCATGACGAGTACGAACACCCGACCCTACTCGCAGCGGCGGTTAATGACCTTGCGTCGGTTTATCGCGCGTCGACGCCTGCTGGCATGTTGCTGGGCACCTGCGTGATATCGCCCATGTTCGAGGAAATTTTCAAGGCCTTCTTCTTCGAGATGGCCACGCACATTGCGTTGTATTACAATACGCATGCATGGCTGCCCTGGATCGTTATGCTGGTGTCGATCTTCCTGGCAATCTTCGCGATCCCCTTTTACGAGTCGGCCCGAAATGGTGAGGACACTCTCCGGACGCTTTTTCGCGCCATACTGCACAACATTTTCTTGTCCTACGGCCTGCGACACAATTTGTATTATGCAGTCATGTACCACGCTCTATTCAATTTGTCCATTATCGTCATGAGTGCTGCGTGGTTCCAGGTGGCAATCCACGAACCTAGCGGACGCATTTACAATGCGCGTTTCAGCATCGGCGATCTGCGTGAGTACCAGTTGAGCATAATCGGCACAGCGGTGATGCCCCGCGCCAACAAATCTCTTCAGAAACTCATGTCATCCACCGGATTGTCTGGCAAGACCCTAAATGAAGCCAAGCGATCCATTGTTGGGTCTTCTCGTCCTCGCGTTCATCGCAACGCCGCTGGTCGCCGACGCGTTGTCCGTGCCACCAAACGCCTCCGCCGTCGCATCAATCGTGCTCGGCCTGCCCGTCGGGCTCGCCTTATTCCGTCGCGCGCGAGAGTGCGCCAGAACCTACGCCGGCCAGGCTTCGACGGAGGCAAAACGGCC